TGATGAGTCCTCGCTTGAGCAGAATAAGAAAATACGTGATAGCGGGATGCTGTACAAGGGCGAACTCGGACTGCACGATCAAGCAGACATAAGGATGGCGATAAGCTGTCCTTCTACTATGCAATGGGCAATATTTTGTAAAAAGAACCCTGAGACAATGAAGTTAATCCGATCCAAAAACGAGGCCGAACGCATGAAAGGCGCTCGACAGTTGCAAATACTCGAACCCGACTGGGTGGTTTTTTCAAGATTATGATAAATTTACCTATTACGATTCGATACTGGCTGTGCAAATGCTCTATCAATAGACCATTTGTAAGTCCTAATTCTTTGAGTGAGAATGCTTCTCTTGATTCCAATAATTCTAGCCCATTCAGCGATAGTGTGGGTAGTTCCGTTGAACAGGATAAGGACGTTAGATCTAGTGTTATTCGATTGCTCGATTTTTGTAGCCCACCTACAATTTCCGTGGCAGTAATCTCCGTTGTTATCTATTCTATCAAGAGAGTGATGATTGGTTGGTCTTCCCCCCATATCACTAATAAAGTTTTCAAAAGAGCCAAGCCATCGGCTACAGACCTTAATGCCCCTCCCTCCGTAATCGCTGAATTTTGGGGTGTTACTATTGCCGCACCTCTGAATCATAGAAGCCCACGTTCTGTACTCCTTAGTCATAGCCATACCATGTTTTGTTCTAAGCTTGTTGCTTCTAGCAACACCCTTACTAACCAAGCATCCACAGGATTTGGTCTCTCCAGATTTAACTTTTGCAGCCCTTATTATTTTAGACTTTCCACAATCACAAAGGCAATTGTAATGAGTCCCGTATCTATTCTTAAAAGCGATAGATATAACGGTAAGGTTGTTTACTTTTTGACCAATAAGATTAATAAGCTTAGACATGAACTTTCCTCTGTAAAAGTTTCTCTGGAAAGTAATGTGGCGGCGATTCAGAGTAATCGCATTCAGCCGCTAAGCCTAGCCACAACGTAATTATAACATAGGAGACAACCATGCCAAAACCCTGTACTGGTACCCAAACTAACAGCAGCGACCTGATGCGTGAATCACGTAGTTTCTGCGAAGGGATATCCCACCGCGCACAAGGCACAGCAGTCGCCTTTCCGGTAACAGACAATCCTCATGCAGCGGCTAGTGATGCCGGTGTTGCATGGATAGCTGGCTGGGATTTAGCCGAGGCCGCAGCAGGTGGAACCGTCACCGCCTCAGACGCTAGTTGTTGTGCTGTACCTCAGAATACAATCCTTGCCTAAACAATGGGGAGTTATACCCAGCTCAAAGCAGACGTTGTTGCTTACAGCAAGCGAACCGATTTGGACGCTCAGATGAACACCTTTGTCCGCTTCTCAGAGTCTGTCATGAACAAGGAATTGCGAGTAGGTGAGATGGAGACCGTTGCCTCTATCTCTTATACAGCCGCCTTTAACGATTTACCTGGTGATTATTTAGAGTTTCGCGGGTTCAGTGTGAACAAAGACGGGTTGAAATCACCTGTAACTTTTGTCACACCCGACCAGATTATCGGATACCAGGCGGCGGACGGATACAGAAACTCAGTGATAGCCGCCGCCTTGCACGGTGGACAGATTGAGATCCGCCCCGAACCTGATGTCGCGACCCCGTTAACGGGTGAGATTAGTTACTACGCCAAAATACCAACACTGGTAACAAGTGCAACGAATGACATCCTCGACGCTTATCCACTTGTGTACCTGTCTGCGATGATGGTGCAGGTGTACCTATTTCTTCAGGACAGCACTGAAATGCAGACATGGGGCGGAGTTTATGCCGACCAATTACAACAAGCCAACAGAACATCGGATGACGGGCGTTTACATAACCCTGTCATACGTGTTGCATAGGAGAATACTTTGCCGCCCCTTGAGCCCGACTTTTCATACATCGACCTGCTTAACACTGCATGGCCTAACAACGACCCAGACCAGTTAGCTGAGGCAGATGACCACCTGCGCGGGATTAAGGTCTCGTTGAAGGGGAGCTTTCCGTCTTTAGGTCAGACTGCGGTGACTAAGACAGCAGCAGAGATCAACTCTCTGGTTACAGATACTAGTGCAGATATTCTAACGAATAAAACGATAGATAACGCAGCTTATACCGGGACACAAACAGGGTTTGCAGGAGACATATTAGGTCAGGCAAGTACTATCTCAGGGCAAGGTGCGTTAGCAACATTAAATAGTGTTACATCAGCCGAGATTGACGCAAACGCTGTTGGTTCAAGCGAATTAGCAGCTAATTCCGTTGGTTCTTCTGAAATAATAGCTAATGCTGTAAAAAACAGTGAATTAGCTAACGCGAGCGGCACCGGCTCACAATTAGTAACAAATGGCACTACTTACACACTACCACAAGGCTGGTATATGGTAGGGGCTGTTGCTTCTGGGAATATCCAGGTAAATACGTCAGGCGGTTGGAAAAATATTTCTATCGATAATGGCGGTATGTGTTTCTCAGACGGCACAAATACAAGATTACAATACAATGGAGCAAGTAGTGACACATTTTATTGGAGAAAGTTATCATGATGAAATCCAAATTAGTAAATAATGAAAACTAAAGAACAAATGTCTGTCATTTTATCAAGGCGTAAAGTCCCTGGTATGCTGTTAAATTCTACATGGGCAGATCTAGTGGACTCCATTCAGGCCTACACACCCGAACAAAAAGACGGGTTTGTCACTGCGGTCGCAAGCAAAAAAACACGTCAGGTGGGTGATATGTTATACCGCGCCCTACTTAAAAACGCAGAAATGCGGGCAAAGTTAAATATTGATCAGATCTTATCTGACAGCACATTAAGCCTGCCTGAACTGGACACCATTATTTAAAATGAGCCAATACGAAAAAATTCAGCTTGACCCATACGGCGTTATAACAGACACCAATGCTTTAGATGTGGGTGAGGAATGGACGCTGGCGAATAACATACGTTTTAATAACGGAGCCAGTGAGAAAATACCAGGAGAGACTGAGGCAACAATAAACTCAGAGCAAGCCTATCACCTACAGTTCAACGGTGACCACGGAAATCCTTTATGGATTTGGATGGGGGTGCAGAACGTCTTCGCTGATAATTTCACGACAGAAACAACTTTAGGTAGTGTTACCAACTCTGGAACAGATTGGGATTCTGTCTTATTTAATAACATCCCGGTAATGAATAACGTGGTGAGTGAACCCTACTGGTGGGATGGCATTTTAATTAACCCCGTGGCTCCGTTGCCCGCTTTCCCTGCAAATACAACCTGTCAGGCCATAAGAGCTTATAAATCTTTTCTGGTGGCTTTACATATTACCGAAGGTTCGGTAGTGCAACAAAGCAGATTGATCTGGTCAGATTCTAGCGATGCCGGTGCTTTGCCCGCCTCGTGGGATATCACAGACCCTACCACTTTGGCGGGGGATGCCTATTTAACCTCTACCCAGGGGCATATCGTTGATGGACTCCAGCTCAGGGAAGTGTTTGTTATCTACAAAACGCATTCGATGTACATCATGCGGCTGATCCAGGGCCAAAGCGTTATGAAAATAGATAAAGTCCAGGTGAGTTCAGGACTTTTAGCTAAAAACTGCGTCCAGGAATTTAAAGGCGTTCATTTTGTCGTCACAGACTCCGACGTGGTGTTATTTGATGGCCAATCAATTAAACCCATCGCGGATAAGCGGGTACGAGCCGAGATCTTCGATAATATCGACATTGATAATTTTCAGAATACTTATGTCACACGCTATGACAAGCAGGACGAGATGTGGATATGCTACCCGACTACCGGCCAGTCCGTCCCTAATCGAGCCGCAATCTGGAACTGGAATGATGATACCTGGGTGTTTAGAGACTTGAGCCAGAGCTATTTTATTTCGCCCGGTCACGCTAATTTTGCAATCAGCCCGACCTATTTACAGGCAACTTTTACTTATGCCTCAGCGCAGGCTCAGGTACCTTATGCCCCGCAGGCAAGTAACCCAACAACGGAAGCCCTGGTTAGTGCCTCAACGCTAAAACTTGGTATCGTCGATGACAGCTTTGATGTCTTTGGTGTTGCCATGCCGTCAACACTGGAAAAAAATTCGATGACGCTTGGGGATGAGGACAGGATCAAGGTGATCAAGTCTGTGACCCCACAGATAACCGCACCGACCGGTACAAAAGTATTTATAAGATTAGGGACTCAGATGTTTCCAGACGACCAGATTACCTACAGTCCAGAACAGGAATATACGGTTGGGATGCAGAGAGAGGCTTTCTTCGCAGTCAAGGGTCGGTATATCTCAATCCGATTTAGAACACAAGACCTCGGGTCAACGTGGGTTCTACATGGGTTTTTCTTTCTCGCGGCTTTAGGGGAGAAACACTAATGGCTTATTACCCAGACACAATTCCAGAGGGCGAGTACGATCGTCGTTATCTCAATCAGGAATTGAGAAAAATATCTGATGGATCAGTGGATACCGACGAAAGGCTCGACACGTTAGAAACCAACATTATCGAACTCGTCCCCTCAGGTTATGGCGGGATGTCACTGGATACCCCGGTTTTATTTGATATCGTCGCCGCGTTTACGACCGTTCCATTTGATGCGAATAATCCTGCGGCAAGTCGTGGAATAACTTTTAATCTAACCAATAATACCTATTCATTCACCGCTAAGGGCGTGTGGCAGGTCATCTTTAACTTTGCACTTGAGGGCCACAACTCAAGTAACGCCGGGCGTAATTTCGGGCTGAGAATATTTAACGTCACCACGGCCACGGTTGCTAGTAAAGTTGTACAACAGGGGATAGGTCGTAACGAGACGTATACACTGGTTTCACTTTCTTTCCTGGTCGAAATCACTCAGGCCACAGTGGATGCCGGCGAATCATTTAGATTTGAGGTCGGTGGTGGTGATTTGGCGAACGGTGGTACATTAAATCTAGCACTGGGTCAGTTCACCCACGCTAGCGAGCTTGGGTTACTGATATGAATAATACAGAGAGGATTTAGCTATGCACGGCTCATTATTTGGTAAAGGCGGTGGTGGTGGAACAACGATACCTACCTTCCAGCAAAAACCTCTGGAGAGGCTCTACGGTCGAGCCGAGAACATATCTCAGGGTAGCGGTGGTCAGGATTTCGCGGGGCAATTTCTAAATCCATCATTCAACGCGTTTAATAGCCTGTCGACAGGGGGTAATATTATCCCCGGGCTTGAATCTAGTCTAATGGATTTTGGTCAGGAACAGGATCAGTATCTCGGCGGGGCAATCGACGCGGGTATCAATGATATAAACCGTAATTTTGAGCAGAATATCATGCCCAACATTAACCAAAATGCAGCCCTGACCGGGACAAGCGGTGGTTCCAGGCAGGGTATCGCTCAAGGGATCGCTGCGGGTGAGGCGAATCGAAACGTATCCGACTTTGTTAATCGCATGAGATCAGGTAATTTTGGCCAGATAATGAACAACCGACTGGGTGCCTCTGGGCAGCTCACCGGCTTGCAGGGTCAGCGCAATCAAGCGCAACAAGCGGCTTTGGGTACAGCGCCGGGTGTTGCAGAGCTAGGATTTAATCAGCAATTCGGAAACCTGAAGAACCTGGCTGGATTACTGGGTAATCCTATTACACTGCAAGGCAAATCGGCTGCGCCGGGAATACTGTCACCGATAAGTTTGGGGTATTCGGGGTAATGGGTACCGTAAACCTAAAGGCTCTTTTCCGGGACATTTCCGCGCCCTCAGCTGAGGAGCTTGCAGCCCAGAGAAATGCTGAGATACAGGGGATATTTGGCGCACCCGAGAGTCAGGTCGATGTCAACATCCCCAAACCGTCCTCTCCGTTCGGGCTGATGAATGTCGAAGAACAGACAAGCCCGGCGACGGGTTTATTTCAGGATCTGCCGTCTAACCAGGTGCCGATGATGCAGGCAGCGAAACAGATGGCAATGAGTGCTAGTCCTGTGTTGCAGAAACAGGGTTATGCAACACTTAAAGGTATTCAGGATGAAGCGATTCCTCCTGATATAACTGATGTGAGAACCTTTGCTATGGGCGCGGATGAAGAAGGCAAGATGATACGTGCAAGATTAGCTAATACCCCCGAGGGATTTAAGACTATCGGTCGGCCTTATGACCCGCGCAATCAGTACCTTGATATCGGTACAGGGTATGTCAACCCGTATGCACCTGAAAAAAGGGTGGAAAAACAACTAGCTTTGACTGAGTTCAAGAAAAAGGAAGGCGTTGCGGCTGAAAAATTCATGGAAGGGTACAACGTCAATCTCGATAAGTCGGAGGCAGGGCTTGAATCTGTTGACTTCTTACTGGGTGGGCTTGATGAATTGGCAAACTCGGCGACCGGATTTAGTACCGGCTGGGGGTCGTTAATGAAAGACGTGCCTATGACTGATGCGAATACATGGCAGTCAGTACAGACTAGCGTCCTATCGGGTCTTGGTCTTGATAAATTGCAGGAAATGAAACAGGAGTCTGTCACGGGTGCCTCCGGATTTGGACAGCTTTCAGAGAAAGAGCTTGTATTATTAACCAGTTATCGTGGCAATCTGGCACAAGCAACAACGCCGAAACAGATTAAGAAAGTTGTTGGAAAGATGCAGAGACTGCTTAGTAATGCAAGAAAACGCATGGTGAATAGAATCGGTAATGCGAACAAACGCTTTGAACGACTGACTCAAAAGTATGGATTTGAAACAGCGGGGACGAGAGAGTTGCCGACTAACTTAGATGTGCCAACTGATAACATTGAAGACCTAGTGAATAAATATGCCGACTAAGCTGCAACTAGAGAGTGCATTAAGAAATGCTGATGCGGTAGGCGATGTCCCGTCTGCAAAACAGTTAGCCAATGCTATCAAGCAAGGTAATTTTGATGATGCTCAAGCCCCCCAGCCTGTAGCTGATAAATCGCCTGTTGATTTTAATGTTGGAACAATGGTTAGTAACATACTACCAAGCGGCAAAAATATGGCAGTCGATATTTATAATGCTATCAGACACCCTGTAGATACGGCTGGTGCGGTGGGTGATTTGGCTCAAGGTTTAATAGACAAAGGTGCGCGATATATAGCAGGTGCGTTGCCTGATGAGTTTCTAACGCAGTTTGCACCCGGCGGAGAATCTGGTGTTTACCGCCGTCCTACTGTGTGGGGTAAGGAAGAAGTCGCTGATGCTGCTGGTGGTTTTCTTGCAGATAGATACGGCTCTGGTGATGCAATTAAGAAAACACTAATGGAAGACCCTTTGGGTATCGCTGGCGATGTCGCTGGCGTGTTATCAGCAGGAAGCCTTGCAGTACCTAAATACGGCGCACAGATTGGCAAGGTAGCTTCAATAGTCGATCCTGTGAACATTGCGGCAAGAGGGACTGCAAAAGCTGTGATGAATACCCCCGGCGTTAAGAATTTACCGGCTAATTTGTACAAGAGCGCGGCTAAGTTTAGTAAGAAATTCGACCAAGCCGCTGTGACCGCTACTGCATTACGCGAACATATATTGCCAACAGAGGCAGGAATAGCAGTTGCCAGAGAAAAATTAACAGGTATTGACCAGCAGATAACTGATTTAATAACAGAGTCCGCTAATTCAGGCAAGAAAATTCCACGCAGTAAGATGTATAAATACCTGAAAAGTGTTCGCAGAGAGCTAGGCGGTTTTAACCTTGATGCCGCTGATAATCTTAAGAAGATGAATCAAGTGGTATCTGAATTTGAGGAATTTGTAAAAGGAAAGGGCATGGAAAACGTGACCGCACAGCAAGTTCAGGACTTTAAATCAAAAATTTACCAGACATTAAAATGGAACGCAAAACAAGGTACTGGCTCACAGGCTAAATCAATTACCAGAAAAGCCATTGCCAGAGCTGCAAAAGATGAACTTGAGATAGTAATGCCTGAGATAAAAGGCTTTAACCTAAAGATGGGAGAGATTCTTGAACTGCTTGATGCCATTGATGCACCAGCAGCACGTATTGGCAACAGAGATATCGTGGGTCTTGGGCTTCCGGCGAAGGTGATAGCAGGCAGTATGGTCGGGGACACCTCCGGTGCATCAGCAGGTCTTTTACTTGGACTTATAGACTCCCCCACAGTAAAAGCTAAATTAGCAATGGGCTTGAACAAAATTAAGAATATGAAAGTATCGGAAGCCCGAAAACGCGTCCTGGCTATTGAGATGATTAGGAGTGCTGGCGCACTTTACCAACAGGGGCAAGATGAAGAACTTTAATTATTATCGCGCTTCACACGCAGCCAGTCAGGGTCTTTACGCATCCAGTCATCCTCGATGTGATCGTAATCATCGCGTTCAGCATGATTACCCTCAATCACGTCCTGTATTTCAGTCAGGCGGTCATAGATGATTAATGCAGCAAATAAAATTATTAGTGATAATATTGTCATGTTATTTAACCTCGCTATTGTGGACGGATGCTACGCAATGAAACGGTCATACAGCCATACAGTAGCAAAGCACATGCCTAGCGGATACCAGATAAGGGTTAATACGATTAGAACGGAGATATCTAAAACCATCAGTCATCACCTAAGTTTGGATATGGCTAATTATAATAGCACAACCCGAGTAATCCTGTAATGGCTACGTGGAAACCCGTACTATTTATGAGGAAAATGTCGCTTTTAGGCCCGATCATAGGCCGTCACTCGGGTGTAAATCACCACGGGATGCCCTTATCCAGGTCGGTTGGTGGGTTTATCGGTAGGGCTGCCCAGGTCATTCAGGGCTGGCTAGGTAATCAGAGCTGTTACGAACCTGTTCAGTCTGTATTTTCTGGAAACTCCTATCTTGAAAGGGCGATTTTCGACGCGAGAGAAAGCAACGAAGTAGTCATTTCTTTATGGTTCTACTTGCCCGCCGGGACAAACAAGACGTTTTTATTTGATATTGGTGATCCGATTTTCGCAGATACAGAAACGACCCGGTTAGAGATTGATCCAGCGGGTCGGATCGATGTTTATCTATCAAATTTTAACGGATCGATATGGACGGTTTTCGCTCAGGTGACCAACATCGCCATAACCAATGATGAGTGGCATAATGTCGTCGTATGTTTTAAAAATGATACCGTCGACGGGATTGGCACCCAGATTCTTGAGATTGGTCTTGATGGTATTTCTGTTGGTACAGACAATTCGTTTACGAGTGAGACTGTGTCATTTATAGTGGGGGATAATACCTCGCTGGGCGCGAACCATAACGGCGGAAGTATTGCAAACGCACGTTTTATGGAGTTCTGGGCGGGATCACTTTACAAGCCACTATCTGAAATGATGCCATTATTTAGATCGCCCAGAGTCACCGCAGATTT